CCGTTGGCAACACAAAAAGGCCAACTTTTAAAAGGCTGAAACGTGACACAAAAAAGAAGCCGACTTTCATGTCGGCCTCTTCAAATCAGAGCGCTTGTAATAAGAGTTATAAGGTGTGCGAACCTTTTTGCTCTGAGCGTTTTCTTTGTACCAAAGCAAATAGCTGGGGACGAGCTGTACATTTTTCTTTGGCACATATAGCTTATGATAGTTTATCAATGTGTCACCTTCAGTCTTTTAAAAGTTGGTCTTTTTGTATTTAACGCATTATACCATATTTTGGGCTATTTTTCAATGCGAGGAACAACATAAGGTGGTTACAATATGGCATTATCAAACACGGCCGTCCCGAAATACTACGGCATGTTTCGAGATGCCGTAATCCGTGGCGAGATTCCGGTAAACAAAGAAATTTCGATGGAGATGAATCGAATTGATGATTTGATTGCAAATCCCGGAGTTTACTATGACGACAGGGCAGTAGAGGGCTTCATCGATTATTGCGAAAGCGAACTCACACTTACCGATGGAGCAGACTTAAATCTTCTCGACACATTTAAATTGTGGGCCGAGCAGATCTTTGGATGGTATTACTTTGTTGAGCGCAGCATTTATGAGCCCTATGGGGATGGTTATGGAGGTCACTACATAACCAAAAGAGTCAAGAAACGTTTGATCAATAAACAATACCTAATTGTCGCCCGTGGCGCAGCGAAATCGATGTACGGTTCTTGCCTTCAAAACTTTTTTCTCAATGTGGACGCAACCACAACGCACCAGATTACTACAGCTCCGACAATGAAACAGGCCGAAGAGGTTTTGTCTCCGATTCGTACCTCAATCACTCGTGCAAGAGGCCCATACTTCAAATTCTTGACAGAGGGATCTTTGCAGAATACGACTGGTTCTAAAGCAAACCGCGTAAAACTTTCTCCAACCAAAAAGGGTATCGAGAATTTTTTAACGGGTTCGCTGTTGGAGATAAGGCCAATGCGAATCGATAAGCTTCAGGGATTGCAAATCAAAGTTGCGACGGTCGACGAATGGCTTTCGGGGGATATTCGAGAGGATGTAATTGGTGCAATAGAACAGGGCGCTTCGAAGGTCGACGACTATCTCATCGTTGCGATCAGTTCTGAAGGGACAGTTCGTAATGGTGCCGGCGATACAATCAAAATGGAGTTGATGGACATTCTCAAAGGAGATTACATCAACCCGCACGTATCGATTTGGTGGTATAAGCTCGATTCAATTGACGAAGTTTCAGATCCGGCGATGTGGGTAAAAGCACAGCCTAACATTGGTAAGACTGTTAGCTATGAGACGTATCAATTGGATGTGGAGCGTGCTGAGAAGGCACCGGCTGCACGAAATGATATTCTTGCAAAAAGGTTCGGCCTGCCAATGGAAGGTTATACTTATTACTTTACCTATGAGGAGACACTTCCACACCGCAAGCGTTCGTATTGGCAGATGGCATGTTCTCTTGGAGCAGACCTTTCTCAGGGCGATGACTTCTGTGCCTTTACCTTCCTTTTCCCTTTATCCAATGGTGCTTTTGGAATAAAGACAAGGAACTATATCACCTCGTCTACTCTAATGAAACTCCCGGCGGCAATGCGAATCAAGTATGATCAGTTCATGCAAGAAGGCAGCTTGATTGTTCTTGAGGGAACAGTCTTGGACATGATGCAGGTCTACGATGATCTGGACAACTACATCACAGATTGTGGATACGACGTGCGTTGCTTTGGATATGATCCTTACAATGCAAAGGAGTTTGTTGACAGGTGGGCATCAGAGAACGGCCCCTTTGGAATTGAAAAAGTAATCCAAGGTGCAAAAACGGAATCCGTTCCTTTGGGAGAGCTGAAAAAGCTTTCTGAGGAGCGGATGCTTTTGTTTGACGAGGATTTGATGACCTTTGCAATGGGGAACTGCATTACGTTGGAAGACACAAATGGAAACAGGAAACTTTTAAAGAAGCGATATGAGCAGAAAATCGACGCTGTTGCAGCTATGATGGATGCCTATATTGCCTATAAAGCCAACAAAGATGCTTTTGAATAATTGTATTCGTTGGTTAGCTTAAACTAACTGTTTAAAAGGCGGTGAACATTCAAAATGGACATGTCTATGGGTTCCAGGTTTAAACGAGCCTGGAACACTTTCTTTAACAGAGACCCTACGCACTCTTACAACGATACCGGACCCGGATATTTCTACCGTCCGGACCGTACTCGTTTCAGCCGGGGCAATGAGCGTTCAATTGTTACTTCTGTTTACAATCGAATTAGCTTAGACGGTGCAGCTATTTCTATTCAACATGTTCGACTGGATGAAAACGAGCGATATATTTCAAACATTTCATCCAAGCTGAACAACTGCTTGACACTGGAAGCAAACCTCGACCAAACGGCACGGGCTTTTCGACAAGATGTAATCATGTCGATGCTCGACGAGGGCTGTATCGCTATTGTTCCGGTAGAAACGACCGATAATCCGGAAGAAACCGGGGGCTATGACATCCTGTCTATGCGTGTCGGTAAAATTCTTGAATGGTATCCACAGCATGTCAAAGTTCGTGTGTACAACGAATGGACAGGGGAGAAGCAAGACATTACAGTTCCGAAAAGCACGGTTGCAATTGTAGAAAACCCTTTGTACGCCGTTATCAATGAGCCCAATTCTACAATGCAGCGGCTTATTCGGAAACTTAATTTGTTGGATGTCGTTGATGAGCAAAGCAGCTCTGGTAAGTTAGACCTTATCATTCAGCTGCCATACGTCATCAAGACTGAAGCAAGGCGTCAACAAGCTGAAAACAGGCGTAAAGATATCGAAAATCAGTTGTCAGGTTCAAAGTATGGAATCGCTTATACCGATGGTACGGAGCGCATTACACAGTTGAATCGTTCAGTGGAAAACAACCTGATGAAGCAGATTGAATTTCTAACGAGCATGCTATACAGCCAGTTAGGAATCACTCAAAGCGTTATGGATGGGACCGCTGACGAGAAAACGATGCTGAACTATAACAACAGAACGATAGAGCCTATCGTTTCAGCGATTGTTGATGAAATGAAACGAAAGTTTCTTACAAAAACAGCTCGGTCTCAATCTCAGTCGATCATGTTCTTTACAGATCCGTTCCGTCTGGTGCCGGTCGACAATATTGCAGAAATTGCAGACAAATTCACCCGGAACGAAATCATGACATCGAATGAGTTCAGACAAATCATAGGTATGAAACCGTCTGACGATCCGAGAGCTGACGAACTTAGAAATAAGAATCTCAGCGAACCTGGCGGCGAGAAGACTGAGCAAATAAAAAGCCAGGAGGAAAATCAAAATGGAGAAATATGATTTTAGTGGTTGGGCCACTAGAAACGATTTGCTCTGTTCGGATGGGCGAACCATTCGAAAAGATGCATTCAAGCACTGCGATGGTAAAACGGTTCCGTTGGTTTGGAACCACAACCATTCCGATCCGGATAATGTTCTTGGCCATGCGCTGCTGGAGAACCGAAACGAAGGCGTTTACGCCTACTGTTCTTTCAACAACACTGAAAACGCAAAAAATATCAAAGAGGCCGTTCGTCATGGCGACGTTCGGTCTCTTTCTATTTTTGCCAATCAGCTGAAGCAGGCCGGCAGCGATGTGATTCACGGCGCTATTCGTGAAGTGAGTCTGGTTCTGGCTGGGGCAAATCCCGGCGCATTTATCGATTCCGTCATGGCTCATGGCGATGGCGTTGAAACCGGCATCATTCTTGGATACGACGAAAACATTATGCTCTATCATTCAGAAGATGCTGCGGACACTTCTGATAAGAAGGAAGAGTCCGACAAGAGCGAGGAAAAAGAGGAAACCATCGCAGACGTATTCGACACGTTTTCTGAAAAACAGAAAACTGTTGTTTACGCGATGATTGCGAAGGCCGTTGAAGACGCAGACAACGAAGAAGATTCGAAAGACGATTCTGAAGGAGGAAACGACACTATGAAACACAATGTATTTGAGCCCGAGGCCAATGAGGATACCAATGCTCTGAGCCACTCCGATCAGGCAAGCATCATTGCCCTTGCAAAATCCAGTAGCGTTGGTACGCTCAAAGATGCTATCGGCATTTATCTCGAAAACAATAAGGATACACTGGCCCATGGTATCGAAAGCATCGAGACTCTGTTCCCGGAGTATAAGGATGTGCGACCGGGCGCTCCGGAGCTGCTGACCACTGATCAGGGGTGGATCGGTAAAGTCTTGGCCAAAGTGCACAAGAGCCCGATTTCCCGTATCCGTACTCGTCAGGCCGATATTCGTAATATTGAGGCTCTTCGCGCTCAGGGCTATAAGAAAGGTTCCGAGAAGAAATACGTCGGTAATTTCAGCCTGATTCACAGAACGACCGACCCTCAGACGGTTTATGTGAAGTCCAAAATCGATCGTGATGACATCATCGATATTCAGGACTTTGATGTTGTTCAGTATCTGTACGGCATTGACCGTATGAATCTGAACGAAGAGCTGGCTACAGCTATTGTGCTTGGCGACGGTCGCGAAGACGGCGACGAGGGGAAAATCGCCCAGGACAAGATTCGTCCCATTTGGCTTGATGACGAACTCTACACAATTCACGCAGATGTTGATATCGCTGGAATGAAAACATCTCTTCAGGGAACCAACACTGGTGCCAATTTCGGCGATAACTATGTGTATGCCGAAGCGGTTATCCAGTCGCTGCTGTATGCTCGTGAAAAGTATAAAGGCTCCGGTACTCCCGACTTCTACTGCACCCCGCATCTTCTGAATGTCATGCTCCTGGCACGTGATTTGAACGGCCGGCGCATCTATGACAATGTCAATGAACTGCGTGCGGCTCTGAACGTCGGTGAGATCATCACCGCCGAGCAGTTTGAAGGCAAAGTGCGTACTACCAAAGATCAGAAAAAGAAGAAACTGCTTGGCCTGATGTACAACATGGCTGACTATTCTCTCGGTTCGACCAAGGGCGGCGAAATCACCCATTTCACTGATTTCGATATCGACTTCAACCAGCAGAAGAGCTTGCTGGAGACTCGCTGCTCCGGTGCAAACACTCGCGTGATGTCGGCCATTGCTCTGGAAGAGGATGTAACTGATACGGGCGTCGGCGGTTAATTAGTTACAACAGGGAGAAATCAAAATGGCTAAGTTTTACGGAAAAGTCGGTTATGTTGAGACGGTTGAAACACGGCCCGGCGTCTTTACTCAGTCCGTAACGGAGCGTACGTATTGCGGCGATCTCGTTCGAAATAGCCGCAAGTGGCAAACGAGCGGTAATGTCAATGACGATGTAAACGTGAACAACGAAATCAGCATTGTGGCCGATCCGTTCGCTTATGATCATTTCGCTTTCATCCGGTATGTTGAGTACATGGGAGTTCTCTGGAACGTAACAGCCGTCGAAGTTCAAAGACCTAGACTTATTTTAAGCGTGGGAGGCGTATACAATGGCCGGCAGCATTGACTTGCAGCGAGAGTTTCAAGCTTTATGCAAGAACGTATATTTTCAACCTCCCGAATCGGTGAAACTCTCGTATCCCTGCATCATTTATAAGCGGTCCGCAGGCGATACGAGGTTCGCTGACAACAAAAAATATTCCTATGTAGTGGTTGTTGAGATGGACCCCGATCGGAAGCTGGCGACAGATGTATATATGCATTTCGTCTACTGCCGAGAGGGGTCTCCTTATATCTCAAACAACCTTTATCATAGCCCGTTTACTATCTATTTTTAAGGAGGAATAACTACATGGCAAAACTTGTTTGGGACGAAGTCGGGAAACGCCTTTATGAGACCGGTGTTGACCATGGCGTTCTGTATCGATACAACGGAACTGGTGGAGTAGGAAAATCCCTTGTTCCGTATTCTGGAGGTGTACCGTGGAATGGCCTGATTACTGTAACGGAGAGTCCGTCTGGCGCAGAACCCTCTCCACTTTGGGCAGACAATATTAAGTATCTGAATCTGATGAGTGCGGAAGAGTTTGGTGCGACCATTGAGGCGTATATATATCCTGACGAATTCGCTGTTTGTGACGGCTCTGCGGAAATTGCTCCCGGCGTGATGATTGGTCAGCAGAAACGGGAGACATTCGGCATGTGTTATCGCACCAAGATCGGTAATGACACCGAAGGTGCAGACCATGGCTATAAGTTGCATTTGATTTACGGCTGTCTGGCAGCTCCCTCCGAGAAAGGGTACACCTCAATCAATGACAGTCCCGATGCTATCACCTTCTCGTGGGAAGTCAGTACAACCCCGGTCAACGTAGAGGGCTTCGAACCCACTGCATCCTTGACCATCGATTCGACAAAGGTTGCTCCTGAAAAGTTGACTGCATTGGAAGCTATCCTGTACGGTGGCGACGAGGCGGAACCGCGACTGCCGCTTCCTGATGAGGTCGTTGCTCTGGTTGGCGCAGGGGCATAAGTAGTTATAAATCTAGTTAGTTGAATGGGGGAGCCGTTTGAGTGTTTTTACTCGCGGCTCCCTTCTTTTTTTTTTGAAAGGGGAAAACAGAAATGATTAAGAAAACAATTGAGTACGTCGACTATAACGGAACCGAGAGAAGTGAGGATTTTTATTTTAACCTCACGGAAGCAGAGTGTATAGATTTGGAAATCGGTACCAGCGGAGGCTATACCGAAATGATTCGGAGGATGGTAAATGCAAAAGATCTGGCTGCGCTCATCAAGGTGTTCAGGGATTTTATCAGCAACGCTTATGGTGTAAAAAGTCCCGATGGTCGCAGATTTATGAAGTCGCCTGAGATCCTTGCCGAATTTACCGAAACCGAGGCTTTCTCGAAGCTGTATATGGAACTCGCTACAAATGCTAAAGAGGCAGCTGCATTTGTGAACGGCGTCCTTCCAAATCGCAAAGTTGAACCTCCGCTGGCGATTGCTCCGAAGGCAAATGGATAAAGAAAATAACAGTGAGAGGGAGAGTATCTATGCTTCAGCTAATTATACCAGATTCTGACGAACTATGGGACGAGAAAAAAGAAGAGTTCGTATACAGAAAAGGCCAAACCCTTCAGTTGGAGCACTCTCTTGTTTCACTTGCCAAATGGGAATCAAAATGGTGTGTTCCATTTCTTTCGAAAAAGGACAAGACCCTTGAAGAGACCCTGGACTATATAAAATGTATGACCATTACGCAGAATGTAAATCCGGAAGTTTATCTGAATCTTACGCAAGAAAACGTTGATGCGGTAAACGCATACATCAACGCTCCAATGACGGCCACATATTTTTCTAACGAAAAAGCAACTGGCCCTAACAACGAGCAAGTGACTTCTGAAATCATCTATTATTGGATGATTGCTTTAAACATACCTCCTGAGTATCAGAAATGGCATCTTAATCGACTTTTGACACTTATTAAGGTATGCAACATCAAAAATCAACCGCCTAAAAAGCACAGCAGAAGGGAAATCATGCGTAGAAATGCAGCTCTTAATGCTGAGCGGAGAAAGCGGTTGGGATCAAGAGGCTGATAATTCAGCGAAGGGAGAAAAACATGGAGAAAAGTATCGGTACGATTGGAGACGCTTATGAGATATTAGCGTCCACTAGACAATTCATTCTGTGTCGCAGTTTGACGGCCAATCCGGTTCACACATACGCGGTGATGCGCTTGGATGAGGACGGACATCCGTTTGATATCCGTGTGAGAGCCGAAAGAGAAGCTGCCGAGCGTGAATTCTGCTCGTGCTGTTTTCCGGGATGGTTTAAGAACGGAGGCACTACAAAAACTGCGTGAGGAGATTTTGTAGATGATAAGTTTCAGACAAAAGGGCGACTTTTCCAAACTAACGAGATTTTTAGAAAAGGCTAAAGAGGCTGTTCGACTTGGTGATCTCGATAAATATGGTCGAGAGGGAGTGGCCGCCCTTGCGTCTGCAACACCTGTTGATTCAGGCCTGACGGCACGGTCGTGGCACTACAAAATCGAGAACCGAAAAGGCTCGGTTGCGATTTCTTTTTACAACTCAAATGTTCAAAATGGAGTTCCGATTGCTGTCATTTTACAATACGGACACGGAACGGGAACTGGCGGCTGGGTAGCTGGGAGAGATTACATCAATCCTGCTATCCAGCCTGTTTTTGACAAAATTGCAAATGAAGCGTGGAGGGAGGTTACTGCCCAATGAGCAACGTTATCGACCAGAAAGTCGTTGAGATGCGGTTTGATAATAAGCAGTTCGAAAACAATGTTCAAACCAGTTTATCGACACTCGACAGGTTGAAGAAAAGCTTAAATATGGAAGGGGCGACAAAAGGTCTCGAAAATGTGGACGCAGCAAGCAAAAAACTGAATTTTTCGGGTTTGAGCAGTGCTGTCGAAACAGTCCAAGCAAAATTTTCAGCCTTTGAGGTCATGGCAGTAACGGCCCTTGCCAATATTACAAACTCTGCAATCAATGCGGGTAAGCAAATGCTCCACTCGCTGACGATAGAGCCTGTATCACAGGGATTTAATGAATACGAACTCAAAATGGGTTCGATTCAGACAATTATGGCAAGCACCGGTGCCTCCTTAGAAGAAGTCAATGGCTACTTAGCGGACTTAAACGAGTATTCGGACAAGACTATTTACTCGTTTGCCGACATGACGCAAAACATTGGAAAATTCACCAATGCTGGCGTCAAACTTGAAGATGCCGTTCTGGCAATCAAAGGTATCAGCAATGAGGCTGCAATATCTGGTGCGAATACAAATGAAGCATCCCGGGCTATGTATAACTTTGCGCAGGCTTTGTCGGCAGGGCACGTAAAGCTAATTGACTGGAAGTCTATCGAAAACGCCAACATGGCAACTGTCGAATTTAAGAACGAATTGCTTAAAGCGGCGGAAGCAGCCGGGACAGTCGAAAAGCAGGCTGATGGCATGTATCGTGTCCTGACCAAAAACAATCAGGGCTCGACGATGGACATGACTATTGATGCGACTAAAAACTTCAATGACAGCTTGAATTATCAGTGGATGACCACGGAAGTGCTGGTTGATACGCTGAAAGATTATGCTGATGAAACAACAGAAATCGGCAAGAAGGCCTTTTCGGCGGCGCAGGATGTAAAGACATTCAGCCAATTGATGGACACGCTCAAAGAAGCGGTTGGCTCTGGTTGGGCTACAACTTGGGAGCTTGTGTTCGGTAATCTCGAAGAAGCCAAAGAACTCTGGACCGGTGTAAGCGAAGTCGTAGGAGGATTTATTGAACGGCAGTCGGCCGCTCGAAATACTGTTCTTGCTGCTTGGAATCGATCTGGCGGTAGGCTGGCTCTGATAGAGAGTCTTGAAAATTCCTTTAATGGCATTTTAAGCGTAATTAAACCCGTAAATGAGGCATTTCGAGAGGTGTTTCCTTCTCTAAAAGGATGGCAACTTACGAAATTCACCAAAGATTTACGAGACTTTACGGAAAATTTGAAGCTCAGCGAAGGTGCGGCTACAAAATTAAAAACAACCTTTAAAGGCGTATTTTCACTTTTCGATATTGGTGGAAAAGCGATTTCGGCAATTGTAAAACCGGTTATGAGTTTTCTTACTGGCGGCGCGGTTTCGTCCTTTGGGGACTCGGTTCTTGATGTCACCTCATCGCTTGGCGCATTCTTTATCAAGCTGAATGAGGGGATTGAGAACGGAAACGGCTTTGCGGTTGTCAGCGAGACAATCACAAAAGCACTGAACGGCATATCGGATGCATGCTCATTTGTGCGAGATTCTTTTGGCAATCTTGGAAGTGTGTTTTCGAAAGTTGGAAGCGTAATTTCAACCGTTGCAGGACACATAAAAGATGCAGTTGTCGGCGCTTTGACATGGATTTCAGAAAACATATCAGCCGGAGATGTGTTTGCGGGCCTTGCAGGCGGCGGGATTTTTATGTTTGTCAAAAAGCTGGGCGGCTTGGTTGACAAGATAAAAGATGTTCTGTCGAGCTTCGGAAAGAAAGACAGCGGCGCGGCGCAATTCTCTGATGTATTGTCGTCTGTACACGATTCTCTTGATTCTTTCCAGCAAGGAATAAATGTCGCGTCTCTTGTCGGTATTGGCGTTGCGGTCATGGCGCTTAGTTCAGCGCTCAGAACTGTTTCCGAAATTGAGCCGGGAAAGGTCGCATACTCCCTCGTCGGGATTCGTCTTATGATATCCGCATTGAATGCAGGTTTTAAATCGCTGACAAAGACCTTGTCTGTGTTTAATGCCAAAGGAACCATAAAGTCGAGTCTCGCTATGATTGCGATTGCCGAAGCGGTTAATATTTTGGCGTCAGCTATGGAGAAAGTGGCTAAACTTTCTTGGGATGAAGTGACAAGAGGATTGGCTGCGGTTGGCGGCGCCCTCCTTGAGCTGTCTGCTGCAATGAGAATTATCGGAAAAGGGAATGCGGTAACCCTTCGAAGCAGTATCGCCATTATCACGCTTAGTGCGGCATGTACAATTCTTGCGGATGCACTTCAAGAGTTTGGCGCAATGGAATGGGAAAACATATACCGAGGATTGGCTGGAATGGGCGGCGCTTTGGCTGAGTTTGCTGCTGTACTTGGAATTTTAGGGAAAGTCGGAGGAGGCAAAGCTCTTTTTGGAGCAGCTGGGATTCTGGTCGCGTCATTCGCTCTCGATGAGATTTCTGAAAACCTTGAGAAAATCGGAAATCTTTCCTGGGAGCAAATCGGACGTGGCCTTGTGGGAATGGGAACTGCACTTACTGCTTTTGGCGTGACGCTTGGTTTGTTGGGCAAACTCGCGGGGGCAAAAAGTCTGTTAGCTGCAACCGCAGTTCTGATTGGCGTCCAAGCTCTTGATGAGATTTCTGAGAATTTACAGAAAATCGGTTCTATGACCTGGGATCAAATCAGTCTCGGACTATCCGGAATTGCGCTCGCCCTCTCTGAATTGGCGATCGTCTTTGGTCTCCTTGGAAAGTTGGCTGGATTCTCTGGAATTGTCGGTGCAGTGACAATTCTCATCGGCGTCCAGTCGCTCGGTGATATTGCCAATGCTCTAGAGCAAATTGGAGGCATGACCTGGGAACAAATCAGCAATGGTCTGTCTGGCATGCTGTTATCTCTTTTGGAGCTTAGCACCGTTTTCGGATTGCTCGGTAAGTTGGCTGGATTTTCTGGTCTTTTAGGCGCTGCAACTATCCTCATTGGTGTTCAGTCGCTTGATGATTTGGCCAACGCACTCGCAAAATTTGGAGCCATGGAATGGCCGGAAATTGGGCGTGGTCTTGCCGCAATGGGCGGAGCGCTTCTTGAAGTTGGTGCCGTGACCGGAGCGCTTGGTGCTCTTACCGGTTTAGCTGGGCTCGTCGGCGCTGGAACATTGTTGCTTGCGGTTCAGGGCCTTGATGACTTAGCCAATGCGCTTGCGAAATTCGGCTCTATGCAATGGGATGAAATCGGCAGAGGACTTGCAGCAATGGGGGCAGCCATGGGCGAAGTTGCTCTAGGCGGCTTACTTAACACTCTTTCTGGTTTTGGTGCCGCATCTATTTCTAAAATAGCAGAGCCACTCGGAGTCTTGGCTGATTCTGTAAAGAAATGGGCCGGAGTGACAGTCCCAGAAGGATTAGGCGCTCAACTTGGAGAACTTGCCGGCGGAATCTTGCAATTCACCTTTGGTGGGTGGGGTGCATCTACAATTGCTGAGGTTGCTGCTCCTCTTGGTACAATGGCTGATTCAATTTCAAAATGGTCCAATATTGATGTTCCCGAAGACTTGGGGGATAAGATTGGATCATTGGCGAGCGGTGTGAAGGCGTTTACTTTCGGCGGATTTGGTGCAGGCGCTATTGCGGAAGCGGCTCCCGGTATTGCTCAGTTGTCTGACGCTGTGAGAAAATGGGAGGGCGTTGCCATTCCCGAAGACCTTGAAACAGGACTCACAAGTCTGGCAAGCGGCGTGAAAGCGTTCAGTTTCGCTTTTGCAGGAGGATGGTCGATTGGGACACTTGTCGGTCCGCTTGGCGATTTGGTTGACCCAGTGAGGAAATGGAACTATGTCAAAGTACCCGAAGGTATTGACAGCTCGCTCAAGCAGCTGGCCGATGGTGTGAATGCATTTAGCTTCTCGTTTATGAGCGGGTGGTCACTTGATACGCTGGTTGGTCCGCTTGGAGATTTGGCCGATGTAATGAGAAAGTGGAATGGTGTCACTTTAGAAGGTGTGTCGCAGGAACTTACCAGTTTTGCAAATAGCTTGAGAAATCTCGGGATGGTTAGTGTATCCGGGCTCGCGCTCGAATTTCAAAATGGAATCGGAACGCTGACTCAGGCGGTTTCTGGAATGCTTTCTTCTATTATCTCTATTGTGAACACGCGAAAGAGCGGAGTAATTTCGGTATTTGTTGTAATGGTAGGGAATGTCCTTACAACTCTGAATGGAAAACTCCCCAATTTCCAAACTTTCGGTCAACTGACGGTAAAGTATATGGTCATGGGGATTCGTTCTCAGGCTGGGCTTCCAATTGTTGCATTTGGCGAGATTATTACGGACGTGCTGTCATCCATTATTGTACGAAATACCGAATTCTATGACGCCGCCCGCGACATGGTAGCTGGATTCGCCAATGGCATCAGTGCCAACACATTCCTGGCGGAAGCAAAAGCTGCCGAA